GAACTGGATTGCATCCCCAGCCAGGGCGGTGGCACCTACCTGTCCCTGGCGCTGCTGGAGCAGCGCAGCCGGGCCGGCGTGCCGGTGCTGCGCCTGGCCTACCCGGTGGGCTACGTCACCACCGCTGAGCCGCTGCGACTGGCGGATAGCCTGGCTTGGTGCGAGCGCGAACTGGCGCCGCTTTTGGCACAGCTCCCCGCCAGCGCCTGGAGCTTCTACGGCATGGACTTCGCCCGCAGTGGCGACTTGTCGGTGATCGTGCCGCTGATCCAGGAACAGGATAGCCGCAAGCGGCCGCCCTTCCTGGTCGAGCTGCGCGGGGTGCCGTTCAAGCAGCAAGAGCAAATCCTGTTCTACATCGTCGACCGCCTGCCCGGCTTCATGGCAGGGGCTAACGATGCGCGCGGCAACGGCCAGCAACTGGCCGAGGCGGCGGCGATCAAGTACGGGCACAGCCGTATCAGCCAGGTGATGCTGACCGAGGGCTGGTATCGCGACAACATGCCCGGCCTCAAGGCCGACCTGGAGGACGGAACCCTCTACGACCTGCCCAGCGACCGCGACGTCATCGGCGACCTACGCGCGTTCAAGATGGTTAGGGGTGTGGCTCGCGTCCCCGACGTCCGCACCACTGAGAAGGAAGGCGGCCAGCGCCACGGTGACGCCGGCATCGCCATGGCCCTGGCGCGCTTCGCCAGCCGCATGGAGATCGAACAATACGGCTACGAGGCCGTTCGCCCCTCCAACTCCGACAAGTTCAACGACGACGACCAGGTGTCCCATGGCTGGGGCATCGGAGGTGTTCTGTAATGGCTGAATCCCCGATCCTCGACGCCAGCGGCCGTCCCTTCCCGAAGGTCGACATCCTGCAGGAAGTCGTCCATGCAAGCGTCACGGGCGTCTACCAGGCGTGGTCGACCGACACCGTGTCGACCTCGCTGGACCCGGCCCGGCTCCGCGCCATCCTCAACGCCGCCGCTACGGGCGATGCGCGCGAGTACCTGACCCTCGCAGAGGAAATGGAGGAGAAGGACCCACACTACGCGGCCGTCCTGGGCACCCGTAAGCGTGCTGCTTCCGGCCTGCCTGTCGCCGTTGAGGCTGCAAGCGAGGCCCCACGCGACGAAGAGATCGCGGAGGCGGTACGCCAGCTGGTCAAGGCCCCGGCGTTCGGCGACATGCTGGACGATCTGCTGGATGCCATCGGCAAAGGGTATAGCGTTGTTGAACCCCTGTGGGAGTACCGCGACGGGAAGCTCTGGCCAAAGAGCTACGAGCACCGCGACCCGCGCTGGTTCCAGTTCGACCGCGTGACGGGCAAGCGCCTGCAACTGCTCGATGCTACGGGCCAGGGCACTGAGCTGCCGCCCAATCGGCTGATCGTCCATACGCCTCGGCTCAAATCTGGCTTGCCCATCCGGGGTGGTGTGGCGCGCCTTGTTGCCGTGTCCTACATGTGCAAGTCCTACTCCCTGAAGGACTGGATGAGATACTCCGAACTGTTCGGTATGCCGCTGCGGATCGGCCGATACGGTCCCAACGCGAAGCCTGACGACATCGCAGTACTCCGGCGCGCCGTGGCGCAGCTCGCAGCCGACGCGGCGGCCATCCTCCCGGAAGGGATGAAGATCGATTTCGAAGAGATCGCCAACGCAGCTGGTGGCGCCGAGCTGTTCGAGCGGTTGGCCGAGTGGCTCGACAAGCAAGTCTCCAAGGCCGTCCTGGGCCAAACCATGACCACCGACGATGGATCGAGCCAGAGCCAGGCAAACGTCCACAACGAGGTGCGCAAGGACATCCTCAAGGCCGATGCTAAGCAACTGGCCACAACCATCAACCGCGACCTGGTGCACGCCTTCGTAGACCTGAACTTCGGCCCGCAGACGGCGTACCCGGAGGTTGTGCTCCAGGTCACGGAGCCGGAAGACCTCAAGGCGTTGGCCGATGCCTTGGGACCGTTCATTGACCGAGGGCTGCAGGTCGAGGCGTCAGCAATCCTCGGCAAGTTCGGCCTACCTGCGCCTGCGGACGGTGCGCTGCTGCTGCGACCGGTCGGTGGCGCGCTGCCGCCGGCCTTGAACCATGAACAGCATGCCTGCCAGTGCCACGCGTGCAACGTCGAGCGGAGGCAGCGCAAGGCGCTCAACGCCGAGCAGCAGCACCGCGACGAGCTGGACAAGCTGGCCGACGACGACCTAGGCGACTGGGAGCCGCTGATGCGGCCCGTGCTCGATCCCCTACAGGCGCTGGCCGACAAAGCCGGCAGCTTCGACGAGTTCAAGGCCGGCCTGGCTGGGCTGCTCAATGAGATGGACCCAAGCGAGCTGATCGAGAAGCTGGCCCTCGCGAGCTTCAAGGCGCGCGGACTGGGTGACGTGAGGGATGAGCTGTGACGCCCGAACAGTCCCAAGTGCCGGTGCCAAAGGACGCGCTGGACTGGTTCCGCGCCAAGCGCATGAAGCCCGGCTTCGACTACCGCGACGTCTGGCAGGAAGAGCACGCCACCATCTGGACGGTGGCCAAGGCTATGCGCCTGGACATCCTGGAAGCGATCCGCTCGGCGGTAGACGAGATGATCGAGGCCGGTCAGGACTTCGGCACCTTTAAGCGCGAGCTGCAGCCGCTCCTGGTCAAGCTGGGCTGGTGGGGCGTATCGAACATGACCGACCCGCTGACCGGCGAAAAGCGCGACGTGCAGCTGGGCAGCCCGCGCCGGCTGCGCACCATCTACGACATCAACCTGCGCACAGCGAACGCGGCGGGCCAGTGGCAGCGCATCGAGCGCACGAAGAAGACGCACCCGTACCTGCTCTATCAGCTCGGCCCTTCCCAGCACCACCGGCCCCAGCACCAGGCTTGGGCCGGCATCCTGCTGCCGGCTGACCATCCGTTCTGGAAAACGCACTTCCCGCCGAACGGCTGGGGCTGCAAGTGCTGGGTGCGCCAGGTCTCGAAGCGCGAGGCCGCGCGCCTGCTGGCAACCGGCAAGTACCTGGACCGGGCGCCCACCCAGGAAGAGATGGAGTACATCAACCGCCGCACCGGCCAGGTGCTGCGCGTGCCGGTGGGGATCGATCCGGGCTGGGCCTACAACCCCGGCGCCGTGTCCCGCCTGGAGCAGGCGCAGCAGCTCCTGGTGGACAAGGAAAAGGCGTCCAAGGTGCTGGCGGAAGCGAAAGGCCCCGGAAATGCCCCTGGCGACGGCGAACGCAACTGAGGCTAGGCGACGGGTGCAGGTAAGTGGCGTTTGCGCGTCCTGCGCAAATCTAACGGCGGTCTAACGGTATGACGAGGACGAGTATGCAGATGGAACGATAGGAAGATCAGGAAAAGCCCCAGGTCGAGCGCTTCGGCGGGATCTTGCGGGCGGACACTTCGGGCGAGCAGTGTGCCAAGTATATCCTGGCCAGCGAGTATGACCGCCTGGCCGCTGAAGCGGAGACCTTCCGCATCAGTTCCGACATCAAGCAGGCGAACCTGGAGCTTGAGCAAGAGCGCTACCGGTACGCCCTGATGCGTATAAAGGAGATGGACCTGCTGTTCGCCCGGTTCATCCTGGCCATGCGCTCGGCCGTCATCGAGATGGACCACGGCGCCGGAGCGGAAGCGGCCATGACCTGGATCGTCAACAGCCTGGCCGGTCCCGGCGAGCTGCCGCCGGACGACGAGGCCGACGCACAAGGCTACTTCGACCGGGAGATCGCCGTGGTGGATAAGTCCCTGGCCGAGGTGTTTGCCTTCTTCAAGGCGAATCGCCTGCCGCCTGGCTGGGGATCGGCTCGCACTCATTGCTGACTTGCTGAACCCCTTCCTCTAATCCCGCCCCCCTCATGCCGCCGACTATGGCGGCATGAACAAACAAGCCCCCCAGCTCCACCGCGAAGTCTCCACCGCACTCTGCTTCGAGCTAAGCGCCGAGGTTCCCGAGTGGGTGGAGGTGCTCCCGCCTGGTCCCACCGTGACCGGCCGTGACGGCCGGCAGTGGACCTACGACCCGCACCAGGTCATCGCCGCCACCACGGACCACGCCGCAGGGGCTGACCTGCCGTTCGACTACTTGCACGCCACCGAGCTGAAGGCCCCGCTTGGGGAGGAAGCTCCGGCCGCCGGCTGGGCGCGTGAGTACCGCATCAACGAGCGCGGCGCCCTGGAGGCGCGCGTGGAGTGGACGGCAGCGGCCCGCAACGCCATCCAGGCGCGTGAGTACCGCTATGTCAGCCCGGTGTTCATGTACACCAGGGCGGGCCGCATCGAGCGCTTCAGCAGCTTCGGCCTGGTGACCAAGCCCAACCTTTCCATCAAGGCCCTCAACTCCGAGCAGGCCGCCGCCTTTCAACCACCAGAGGTAAACGCAATGGACCTCGCTGCAATCCTGGCGGCCCTTGGCCTGCCTGACACCGCCACGGCAGAGGACGCCGTGGCCGCCATCAACAAGCTGTCGCAGGACAAGAAAGACCTGCAGACCGCCGCCAACAGCGAGAAGGTGCCGTCGCTGGACAAGTACGTCCCGCGCCAGGACTTCAGCGCAATGGAACGCCGCGCCCTGAATGCCGAGCAGCTGCTGGCGCAGCAGAAAAAGGATGACCTGGAGAAGGCCATCAACTCCGAGATCGAGGCCGCCCTCAAGGCCGGCAAGATCGTGCCTGCAACCAAGGAGTTCTACCTGGCAGCTTGCCGCGAGGACGGCGGCCTGGAGCGCTTCCGCGACTTCGTGAAGGCGGCGCCGCCCGTGACCGATCCGGTAGTGCCGGACGGCGAGTACAAGGGCGGCCAGAAGGCGCTCAACGCGGAAGAGCAGGCGGCCGCCAAGGCCTTCGGCTGGACCGAAGAGCAGTACATCAAGAACACCGAGGGGGTTAAGTAACTATGGCTACTACCGTCACGCCGGCCGTCCTGGCCGCGCTGTTCAAGGGCTACCGCGCCGAGTACCAGAAAGCGCTGAGCGACTACCAGGCCAAGGCTCAGTGGCAGCGGATTGCCACGCTGGTTCCTAGCGTCAGCGCGTCGAACCTGTATGCCTGGCTGGGCCAGTTCCCCATGCTGCGCGAATGGATCGGTGCGCGCGTCATCAAGGCCATGGCCGCCAAAGGCTACGAGATCGAGAACAAGACCTTCGAGGCCACGGTGAGCATCCTGCGCACCGCGGTCGAAGACGATCAGGCCGGCGTCTACCTGCCGATGTTCAACGAGATGGGGCGAGCTGCCGCCTATCACCCGGACTCGCTGGTATTCGGTGCTCTGAAGAACGGTATGGCGTCCGAGTGCTTCGATGGTCAGAACTTCTTCGATGCCGAACACCCTGTGTTCTCGGAAGTCGATGGCACCGGCACTGACACCGCTGTCAGCAACATCGACATTCCGTCTTCCAGCGCCGGGCCTACCTGGTATCTGCTGGATGTCAGCCGAGCGCTCAAGCCCTTCATCCTGCAGGAGCGCACCAAGCCGGAGCTGACCAGCAAGACCAACCCCGACAACAGCGACCACGTCTTCGAACACGACGAGTACCTGCACGGCGTGCGTTACCGCTGCAACGCCGGGTATGGCTTCTGGCAGATGGCATTCGCCAGCCAGCAAGACCTGGATGGCGAGTTCTACGGCAAGGCGCGTGCGGCGATGCAGGGCTTCAAGGCGGACGGCGGCCGCCCGCTGAACATCACCCCGAACCTGCTGGTGGTGCCGCCGCAACTGGAGGCGGCTGCCCGCGAGCTGCTGATCAAGGATGCGAACAGCGGCAACCCCTGGGCCGGCACCGCCGAGCTGTTCGTATGCAACGAGCTGGCCTAAGAGGGCGCCGCAATGATCGTGCGTATCAAGGCAAGTCGGCGCGTCTACCGCCGCCTCGGCGTTGTGTTCGGCAAGCAAGCCCAGGACTTCGCGGCCGACCGCTTCACCGAGGCCGAGCTGGAGACGCTCCAGGGCGACCCGGTGCTGACCGTCTCGCTGGTCGATGGCGAGCTGCCGGCTGGTGCCGGCCAGGCTGGTGGCGAGGGACAGCCCCCGGCTGGTGGCTCTGCTTCGGCTGAGTCTCCCGCCGCGCCTTCTACCCAGGCCGCCAAGGCGGCTCCGGTGAAGGCTGCACCCAAGGGCAAGGGCGGCGCCAAGCCTGGCCCGCGTGGTGGCAAGGGCCCGGCCAAGGCGGCAGGGAAGTCCGCCGCACCGGCTGACAAGGACGAGCAGCCGGCCGGTGACAGTGCCAATCCTCCCGCGAAGGATGCGGAAGGCGGCACCGGGGCCGGGCAGGAGTAACCGCCATGCCCTACGCCACCCGCGAGGAAATGGTTGAGCGCTGGGGCATGGACGCCCTCCTGGTCGTGGCGGATCGCGACCAGGACGGCGTGCTCGATGACGCGGTGGTCGACAAGGCGCTGGTGGATGCCAGCGCCGAAATCGACTCCTACGTGGGCGTCCTGAACCGCCTGCCGCTGCCGGAGCTTCCGGCCGCCCTGGTGCAACCCTGCTGCGACATCGCCATGTATCGGCTGTCGCCGGACGGCACCAGCAGCACGGAAGAGAAGCGCAAGCGCTACGAAGACGCGGTGAAGTACCTGGTGCGCGTGTCCGAGGGGAAAGCCTCCCTCGGCCTGGCGACACCGCCTGACCAGGAAAGCAGCGGCTTTGCTTTCTTCGAATCGGAACCCAAGCGGTTCGGGAAGCTGCTGTGAGTGGGGCCGCCATCAACGTCAACCTGCTCCAGGACCCGCGCCTGGTCCGGCGATTGGACCGCCTGGCCGAGCTGGACCTGGGGCCGCTTCTGGAGGGCATCGGCGCCGAGGTAGAGAGTCAGACGCGCCGCCGCATCCAGGTCGACAAGATGAGCCCGGCAAACGAGCCATGGCCGGAGTGGTCCGCCGACTACGCCGAGACGCGGCACAGCGGCCAGAGCCTGCTGCAGGGCGCCGGGCATCTGCTGGATAGCCTGACCTACCAGGTCATGGGGGACAGCGTGCTGGTGGGCAGTCCGTTGGTCTACGCCGCCACCCACCAGTTCGGCGACGAAAAGCGCGGCATTCCCCAGCGGGAATTCCTGGGCCTGGAAGGCGACGACCTGGAGGACGTAATCGGAATGATCGAGGACTACCTGGAGGACCTCGCAGATGAATGAGTTGACCGCCGACCAGGTGCTGGCCGGCATCGAGGCCTGGGCCGTGCTCGCCTTCGCAGCGGCAGGGCTCAAGGTCGAGACCGCGCTGCACGGCGGACGCTTCACCCCGGCCGAGCTGGAGCGCTACGCCACCCGCACGATGGCCTGCCGAATCGCCCTGGAGGGCCTGCGCTTCGAAACCAACGGCCGGGGCCAGTTGGAGGCTACCGCTCACGTCGTGGTAGTCGCGCTGGCTGGCGACCTGGGCAAGGCCGGGAGTCGTGCCAACAACGTGCTGACGGTCACGGCAGCACTCCAGGCGGCACTCCCTGGTAGCCGCTGCGGCCTGGAGCTGATGGACAGCATCAACGCGAAGGACATGCGCGCGGCGAACCTGTACCACGCCGAGCTGGAGAAGCGAAACACCGCAGCCTGGGTGCTGACATGGCCGGTGAAGTTCCAACACCCCCGAGTCCGATAGGAGGACACATGAAGACCAATCAGGCCCCCGTCTCGGGGGAAACCGTACCGGCCGGCGTGAAGGTGAAAATCACCAGCGCCAACGGCCACCGCCATGCCGGCACCAAACACCCTCAGGGCACGGTTATCACCGTGACCGAGGGCGACGCCAAGCTGATCGTCGACACCTTCAAGGTCGGCGAACGTGTGAAGGGGGAATAACCCATGTCGCAACCCGAAGTATTCAAGGGCATTGGTATCGTCTCCATGCAGAAGCTGGGGGTGGAGAACGCACCGATGCGCGATGCTGGAGACGTCGAGCAACTCAAGATCGCGCACCGCACCAACTCGATCACCTGGAAGCAACATCGCCGCCCCGGCGGCGGCAACCTGTCTAAGCTCGACACCCCCGAAGGCATCGACCTTACCGTGCAGATGCAGGAGTGGACCGACGAGAACCTGGCGATGTCCCTGCAGGGCACGGTCGTCGAGCTGGAGCCGGAGACCGTCACTGGCGAGGCGGTCGTCCTGACTCCGGGTAGCCTGGTCGTGACCGACTTCCCCGGCCCGGTGGGCCTGGTCATCACCAAGACTCAGGGCAGCACGCCTGTGCCGCTGACCGAGGTTGAGACGTCGGCGGCAGGCTTCCGGGTGAAAGCGGACAGTACCGCCATCACCGAGCCGACTCCGGCGACCATCGCCTACACCAGCACCAAGGCGGTTCGCATCGAGCCCCTGGTTGAAGCCGGCGCCGAGTACAAGGTGGTGTTCGACGGCCTCAACGAAGCCCCTGGCGGTCGGCCGGTGGTGGTCACCATCTGGCGCTGGAAGGCGCCGCCGGCTGAAGAGCTGGCGCTGATCGACGCCGAGAACCCCGGCAAGCTGCTGTCGAAGGGTGAAATCCTGGCCGACCCCAGCCGCCCGGCCAACGAGTCGCCGTTCTACCGCATCGACAGGCTGTAATCCGCCCACCCTGCCGGCCCCGCCAGGGGCCGGCTCTCGGAGATATCGAACATGAGCATGGCTCTGAAACAGACACTCGACTTCGACGGCCTGCGCGTCCAGGTGCGCGAGCTTACGGTGGGCGAGATTCGCCAACTGCTCAAGACCATGGCCGATGGCAGCGGTGGCGACCTGGTCGACGACATGCTGCTGGAAGAGATCGGTCTGGCCGAGCTGCAGCTGATGACCAACCTGGAGCCCGAGCAGTTGGACGACCTCGCACCGAGCCAGCTGCGCCAGGTGTACGAAGCCTGCCGCGAGGTGAACAAGGATTTTTTCGACCTGCGCGCTCGCGTCGAGCAGGTGGGGCAGCGAATCCTGGCGAAGCTCTCCGGCAGCTCGAACGAAACGCCAGCGCCCTGATCCGCCACGGGCACACTGGCCTCTGGAGCTACCCCTGGGGCACCTGGCAGGCGGCGCACGCCGAGGCAATCGAAGCCGCCGAGCGAGCAGCAAAGGGCAGTAGCCCATAACGACGAAGCCCCGCGCAATGCGGGGCTTCTGCTTTCTGCTGAACCGCTTCCACTGTGGCATGGAGCAGGTGCAGGGCAACCTAGCATTGCCCGTCTGCAGTCGGCTATTGGCGCTTTCTGCCAGCACCGGACAGAACAAACATCCAGAGCACGATGGCTGCAAGACCGGTGATGAACACCATTGCAGCAGCAGCTTTTGGCGCCACAAGAGCTAGCAGGCCATTGGCGATCACCAGGTGATAGAACTTCATGACAGACGTCCGCCTCTCAGTTTCCGTAGATGCCCAGCAAGGACGCGCTGAACTGCAGAATTTCCGGGCCGGTTACACGGCGCTGGTCGATCAGCTGCGGCGCCCGCTCGGACAAATCGCGTCCCTGCGCGATCTGCAGTCCAGCCTAGTCGAGAACGACAAGCAACTCAATGCGGTGCGTGACCGCGTGCGCGAGCTGGCTAACGAGCTGATCAGCGCGGAGAAGCCGACCAAGGCCCAGCAGTTGGCCTATCGGGCTGCCACGTCAGAGGCCAAATCGTTGGAGCAGGCCATCATCGGGCAGAAGGTCCAGCTTGCCCAACTGTCGGCCTCGCTGAAGAGTGCCGGCGTCGACACCAACTACCTGAGCAACGAGCAGAAGCGCCTTGCGGCGGACTTGGCACAGGCTAGTGCTGCGGCCGACCAGCAGGCCCGCGTTGCAGGTGCCCGTGCTGCACTCGGCATCCGTCCCCACCGGGAGATTCGCAACGAGGTGGCGCTGCTTCAGCAGCAGTACGCCACCCTGCAGCGTGTCGGTGGGCTATCCGCTGCAGAGTTAGCCCAAGCCCAGGTGCGCCTGCGTGAGCGCACCGCCGAGCTGCTGGAAGGCACCAACGGCTGGGCTAAGTCTTTGGGGCAGGTTCACGTCCAGGCCGGTGTCGCGCTTGCCAGCGTCGGCGCCCTGGCCTATGGCGGCGGCCAGCTGCTGAGCTTCTACGCCCGCTTCGCGCAAGAG